ACCTGAAACAGATTGAACTTGAGTAACAATAGGATGAAAAATAGGAGATGGCTTCATAACCGATATTTCATTTTGTGTAAAACCATCAAGACCATAAGTCTTAGCTCTCTCTATATTAATTATTCGTGGTGGGTTAAAACCATCAGTCCAAGATAATAAATCATCACCCTCTACACTTGTAAATATATCAGCGTGAGATATTCTATACTCAGGATTAAAATTTAACACCCCAACATCTGCTGTAGATTGAAGTACAATATCTGTTTCATCTGTTTCTGTATTATACTCAATAACATAATCAAATTGATTAGAGTGTACAAAATAAAAACACCTTTCTTTGCTTTCGTCAGATACACTACCTATTGTTTCAGAGTTAGGGATATTAAGATTAGTAACTTTTAAATTACCTCTTATGTTTTTTAACACACCAACATTGCCAGAGTCTTCAGAGATAACCATAACATTAGACGCATCTGTCATTTGTCCATTAGGAGTTAATCTCTCATCAAGGTCTTTATTGACTGTGGCTTTTAAAAAATTATTTTGAATTTTAGACATAGTTATTTAAGCCATTTTTTTCTTCCATTCAACATTATAAGTAATTCATCTCCACGCAAATCTAACATTCTAATTTTTGTGTTTTGCAAATCTCTAAAGTAATTTTTTTCTGCTCTACGAACAATATACTCTTGAACACCATGCTTATTGTTTAGTATTGCATATTTAACATAGCTATACAGAGCTTCTTCTGCTAACTTATGAATCATTACTTCTTCTCCGTTATTGTATTCTAATCCGTCAGAAACATATTCTAAAACAATAACTTTACCCTTAATGTTTGAAGAAAAAGAAATTACACCCCTTCTTTTATCAATATTGAAAAAACCATTTCTATTCAAATCTGGTTTAATTCCATAATTAGCTGAATTTGTTTCCTCAAAACAATCTACATCACTATAAGGAGCACCAACCTTATATCTCTTTATCATTTCTGTTTCTTCTGCTTCTAAAGGATAACCATCTTCGTCAAACAATATATTGTATTCGTGGTCTTGTAAATAAGCAAAACCAATTTCAGTTCTACTATCTTTAGATAATGGTCTTAATAAACCATCTTGACCAACAACAGAAATTCTAACATAAGACACAAAATCGTGTGGTATTGTAAGTAATAAATTATCATTTAACTCCAACTCTAATACCTTAACTTCCTTTACAGTATCGTAATTAAATTCTTGTATTCCTCTTTTAAAGTGAGATAATACATTATATCTCTTTACATTTGAAAGTAATTTATCATCACCAACAAAATTTAAAATAAAATTATCAACTAATTGCGATAATGGTATGTACTGATAACTACCCCAATCACTTTCTGAATTGTAATAATTTATAGGTGGTAAAATTTGATGTGCCATTATAATTGTTCGTTATTAGTATTAGATGTTTCTACAGCTTGAGCTAATTGAATTATATCTGCTTCCCTTATCTCTACACCAGCATATCCTAAAACTTTTATTACAATGTCTGTAAATAAAGAATAAGGCAGTTCAAAATCTTGATAGTCTAATGCTGATGGATTAAATAAAGGATTGCCAGATATTGTTGTATAAGTCCATTTAGGTTGTCTTGGTTTTCTTATATAAGTAGCCAAAACTTGATTCCCTACTATACTTGCAGATGGATATAATTTATATTTACCACCTAAATTAATGTATGCAGGATATTCATTTGTTGGTGCTACTAAATTATTATTTAAAACCCTATTTATATCTAATTTACTAATCTCCTCTAATTCCTTTTGGTTGTAATCTAATTTAATTAACCTATAAAAATCACTTGCAGATGGAATCCAAAAAGAAGATGAAGCAACCAAATTACATTCATCTGTAAATATATCAAGTACTTCCCTAATATGTTTTGGTATATCTGAAAATTCTGAATGATACATTCTTGCATTTTGCTTTACAATACCTCTTGAATACTTATGAAATAAATCTTCAAATATAGACAATTGAGCCATTTCTGCATATAAATTAAATTCAATTGGAGATATGTACCCCCTATTGTCTTTATTTATTATAGCTAAAACTGTAGTATAAACCTGGTTTATCATATCTATAAAATTATTTGCAAAGATACGAAATAAAAAAGAGAGGTATTAAACCCCTCTTTATTAACTGTCCAATCTATACCCTGCTTACGCTGTCCAGGCAATCAATCTGTCTTACTTAATTTTTGTCTCGATAAACTTTAAAAAAGCCTTACCTTCATCAGTTGAGTTCATCCAACTTGCAATGGTATTATATTTATCTGTTTCATCAAAAGGAACTTTACACAACAATGTGTCGTTATTGTAAAAAGCATTACTTCTATATTGACATAAATTTAAGTTTTCTGCCCTTACAGCAATACCTTTTAATTTGGTTAAATCATCATTAGCTAATTGTAAAAAACTCTTAGGGTCTTCTTTTGCATAGATAAATAAATCCCTCTTTACTTCTGCTGTTTTTTTAGATAATACACTTGAGCCAAATACTGTTAATGCAATACTTTCAATTTCAGCTGTCTTTAATTCCATAGCCACTTTTAAAGCTTCCATTTCCATTTCAATCTCATTGATTTGAGTTTGTGCAATTTCATCTGGTTTAAATTCTTCAAAAACCAAACCATTGTCAGGTGTAATTTCTAAAAAGTATTGAAGCTGCGGATTTGTTTTTGGAACTGTTAATTTACCATTTGTAAACACAATAGAACCTAATATAACATCTCCAACTTGTTCGTCTACAAATACAGATAATTGATTAGAAGAATAACACAAACTTCTTCTTGCCTTCATAGACTCATCAAAGTATTGTAATGGTGATTCTTTTTTATGCCTATTCCTTAAGAAGAATTGCATAGGTGCATTTTTCATTTTTAAGACATACGTTCTGTCTTTAGAAACTGACTCAGAGTCAATCGTTTTTTTTGTTGCTGCCATAATTTTGATTTTAATTAAATTAATTTGAAGTGCAAAGATACGAAATAAAAGAAATGTAAAGTTGTAGAATAAAAAAGAGAGGCTATAAACCTCTCTTTTATTATAAACTACTAATTAATAGTAAGTTATTAACCTTTGATTAATACAAAGTTATTTCTACCCATTGTACACAAAGCTCTTTCTGATAAGAAGTGCATTTGGTTAGCATCTAAGTCAGAGTTGTTTGCACCACCAGCTGAACCTGTTTGCCATACTTTATAACGTCTATCTTCAGAAGCTGATTTACGATACTTAACGTGTAAGAAAGGTAAAGTAGCGTTAGCACCTAAAACTTCATCACGAACTGTTTTAGTACCAGAAGGACATAAAACACCATTAATAGCTTGGTTTCCTTCAAATAAACCACGAGCAGTTGGGTCATCTAAGTATTTCCATTGAGATTTGTAGATTTCAAAACCTGCAATTTTAAAGCCTGTAAAACCTAAGTTTAAAGCCATATCTTCGCTGTTATTGAAAGCACCATAAGAAGTACCACCAACACCATAAGAGTTTTGAGAAGCTAACAAAGAATCGATTGCTCTATCTTGCTCAAAGTCATTCATCATAATGTATTCAGAGATAGCTCCTTGTCTGTTAAGACGTGCTAAAACCTCATCAACATCAGCTAAAGAAGTGATTACACCTGAAAAGATGTTACCTTGTTCTACAGCTTCAAAGAAACCTTCAGTACCTGTAAATCCAGCACCAGCAGCAGCAGAACCTGATTCAAAAGCAACACCCTCTACCATACCCATTTCTAAGTAGTCGTCAAAACGCATACGAGATTGTGCTCTTGATTTTAAGTACCATAAGTACCCAGAACCATTTTCTCCTTCAACTTCAATCCATCCAATTTGAGTCATATCAGAACCATTAACCTCATCTAATTCTTTGATGATGATTGGTTTGTTCTCAAAGATGTCTGGTTGTGCCTCTAAAGACTCTTCTCTACCTGTAGTTCCTTTTCTGTACTCATTAGAGTAGGTAAACATTTTTAAAGCAGTAGTAGCTAAAGTTCCCCAACCAGCAGCTTCAGTAGGAAGAACCGTGAAGTCTGTTCCATTTGAGTTAACAGCAGAAACAATACCTTTTTTCTCAACACCAGCTGAATCAACAATAACAACTGTATCGTTTTTGCGGAAAGGGTGAGAAGCTAAAGAGAACGTGTTAGTAGAACGAGCTACTCCTGTACCAACTGGTCTTAAACGACCTTCTTCAGACCATTTAATTAAGTCAGATTGAATTGGCATTTCTTGACCCATTCTCTCTAAGAATCCTTTTAATGATTGATTACCATAACGAGCAAATTCTTTCTCGTATAATTGAGGTAAATACTGATTTGTAAAATCGAAGTTAGAAGCCTCGAAGTAATTGCTTGCCAAAATTTCTTTTGTAGCAGTAGGAGTTAATTGTACTCCTGGATTTGATAATAATGCCATCTTTTTATTTTTTTAAGATTTTTATACTAATTTAAACTTTAATCCTGTCTTAATAGATTCCTGAGATGGTCTTATGGACATATCTATATTTTTGCTACTCTTAACCTCATTTTCAATAGCCCTTGCTACTGCGGTGTCATAAACATCCTTTAAAATAGACTCATAATTCATAGCTACATATAATGCCTTATGATAACCTTCAGGGTCTTTAATAAGACCTTTTTCGTCTAAAAACTTACTAAAGAAGTTTGAGACATCTTTTTGGACTTCCTTAACAGCTTCTACATTACTTGGTTTTTGGACTATAACTTCTTCACCAATTTTAAATTCAAAACCTTTGAAATTATTGGAAAACAATTCATCTGTCTTATTCAAGAAATAATTAGCTTTTTCTTGGTTAGCCTCTTGTTGTGTTTTAAAGTTTTCTAAAGCTTCTTTTGCTGACTTGTATTCTTGAGGAATAGTGTTTTCATTAGACCCTAATGGTACACTCCATTTTTCCTTTTGAGATTCAAAGTAATCTAAAGCGTCTTTGTGTTTTTTCTTTAAAGCACGAGTTTTTTTATTGATAGTTCTTTCGTCATCATAATCTTCATCGTAACCAAACATCTCTGAAAACTCTTCATCAATGTCTAATTCGTCATATTCTGGGTTTGTTTCCTTAATGAATTTCTTAACTAAATCCTCTTTAGACAACTCACTATAGTCTTTTTGGTATTCAATGAAATCATTATAACTTCTCCCTGTATGTTCTTTAAACTCTAAGTATTTTTTTATGTCTGATGGTAACTCTTTTTCCTCAGACTTTACAGCCACCTTAGAATATAAATCTTCTTTAGATTTTACAAACTCAAGAACTTCATCTTCATTATTAAATTTAAGAACGTTTTCACTTACTCCCTCACTTACTCCCTCATTTACTCCCTCACTTACTACTTCACTTACTTGTTCGCTTAATTGGTCGGTTACTTCATTATTTTGAACAGTATTTTCTTGGCTAAATTCAGAGCCTTCTAACTTTAATTTCATATTAGTTTAGATTAGATTAAAAATTTATGCAAAATTACAAAATATTATTACTTATTTTAACGTGGTTCAAATTCTGCTAATGAAAACGCATCAAGAGAATCATTTGTAGATTCAAAATTAATTGCTGGAGCTTCTTTTTTTCTTTGCTCAATCATTTTTGATTGCTGTGTAGCCTGCAATTTTGTTCTTTCATCTTTTCTATCTTCCTTCATAGCTTCCTTACTCTTCATTCCTTCTACCTCAATACCCTTTAATTGCATTTGGTATTGAAATTCTTTTTCCATCAACATTAATTTAAGTTCAGCTTCCATCTTCATTTTTTCTATTTCAGCTTGTACTCTGCTTTGCTCAACCATTGACTTTGATTGACCTTCTAACTGAATCAGTTGTGCTTTGCTTTGTGCAGCAGCTTGACTTGATTGAACATTAGATTGTGTTTGAGCTTGCATTTTTTGCATTTCAGCTTCTTGTCTTTCCTTTATTTTTTTATTTTTCTTAACGGATAAATACTTACCAGCTAACTTCATATTCTTAATACCTAAAATAGCATACTTGTCTTCAACTCCAAGATTACCTTGTTGTATCTCTAATGATATATCTGCTTCTAATTTAGCTCTTTCTTCTTCATCTGGAACTAAATCTATATTTATAGCAAAGTCATACAAATAAGAATCCCTTACTGTATTTAACACATCAACATTAGATGATGATATTTTATTTATTAAATCATCTTTCATATCAGAAAACTCAAGTATATCGGAAATTCTAATTGCTATACACTTAGATAACTCCCTTGTAATAAACATACTTCCATCTAATATATGTCTTGTTGCTACATTTGAACTATAAGCAGCCATTTTTTGAATACCAACCAAACTATTTTTGTCAGGGTTACTTGCATCTATAGCTTGATTAATTCCTGTTACAGAAGCAATCATATCCATAGATATTTGTATGCTATTCCATAATGAACTAATTTTATCTTGACCTGAAGAATGTCTAATCTCTTGAATTGGTACTTTAGAATTATTAAATTCACCACCTACATTCTGACTTCTACCAATAACTGTACCTGTTTGGAAGTACATATTTAAGGCATCCTCTATTGTGTATTTATTACCATTACCAAGTTTAATACCTACAATACCATCAACATCTATATATTGACCATCAGGAACAACTCTTTGTTTGATTTGTTGTAGTTTTAACCAAGACATTTGAATGTCATCAGCAAAAGGAATCATTCTTGCAACTGTTGAATCAATATGTCCTCTATATAATTTTGGAGCTACAGCAATGTAATTAGGGAGTACTTTATTTAGGTTTGATTTACTCTTTACCATATTCTTATTTAACTCCCATTTAAGCAATATACTTGTGCCTAAAACTAATACGCCTTCAAACCAAACTTCTTCAATTTTAGTTAGCTTTTCAAAATCTGCATCTCCAGTTCCTTTATATACAAAATCTTTTGTTTTTTCAATTACCTTTAATCCTCCCTTTACCTTCTTTTTCTTTTTCCAAACCTTTTCTCTTGAGGTTTTATAATTAAAGTAAAGCAACCCTATCTTACCATCTAATACATCTGTATTTTGGCTATCATAATTTAATTCATAGTAGTTATTCCAAGAACTTGATATACCTTCCAATCTCTCTTTTTGTTCTGCATCTAACCATGGATTCTCCTTATAAACCTCTGATAAATTTGTATTTTTATATTCACCAAAATAAAAACAATCTTGAAAATAAGGGTCTTCTGTATATGACCAAATAAAATTAGCAGGATTAACATACTCTAATTTAATTCCATCTCCAGGAACAAATCTATGTTTAGCTACACCTATCCCTAATTCTACAAGGTCTTTTTCAACTTTCCTTCTTAATAATTCATTGTAGTTATTTTCTTTTAAAACATATTCAATAGCAATTTCCTCAGCCATTTCAATAGGTGGTTTGTATTCCAACTCCATTTGAATATCTAACTCTTCTTTGCTTTCTGGTATTTTGTCAAGAGGAACTGATGTTACATCTATGTTTAATTTATTCTTAATTTCAATAGCCATTTCTTTACCAATCATATCTCTTTCGATAGCTCTCTTTTTATCTGCTCTTTGCTTTACAGATGTTGGGTCAACTGATATAGCCTTTACCTGAAACTCTCTTTGAGCCATACCATTAGAGATTATATCTACATATTTTGGTATTACAGGAACTACTTTCCAATCAAGATTTAGATATGACATATCTCCATTTACAGCAAATTTTTCTTTGTATTTTGAAAGGCTTTGAATACCATTCGCATACATTCTTCTGTTATGAAATTCATCTCTTTGTTCGTAATACTTACAAGACCTTCCGCTTCTTGTAAACCACTCAAATTGAATTGCCTCTCCAACTTGTAATCCAAAGTCTGTTGTTTTTTGAACCTCAAAGTCAACATTCTGACTTGGAAAACTTCTATAAGTTATAGAGATTGCTTCTTTTTTCTTCATATCTTAATTATTATATCTTTTTAAATTTATTACAATATCTTTTTTCTCCCTAACTAAAGGTACATAAGACCTTCTATTT